TGACGTTTACAATGTTGGCCCAAGTATTTCGACGTGGTGTTAGTGCATATAATACCAACCCGCAGTCAGTTCGGCCAAATGTATCATCAGCTGATCAATGGGCATATGCACGAATAAATTCATTCCTTTACGCGGTGCGAAATGGCCGTTTTAGAAGTGGGAAACACGACACCGATTTGTTCCCAAGTGGTCACCCATTATCATCAAAGAAAAAAGAAGAAAAAGCGGAATCATATAATGATTATCCCCAAGGGGCCACAAATAACGCGCGTCGAATGTTAGAATGGCGCGAAAAGTATGGCCGCGACGTTGTAAAGGGGGGAACTGAAATTGGTTGGAAACGCGCCAATCAAATCGCATCACGTGAAAATATTTCATTGGATGTTGTCAAACGTGTACATTCATTTTTGTCGCGTCACAAAGAAAACGCCGTCATTGCGGATGAATATAAAAACGAACCATGGAAGGATCGCGGATATGTCGCCTACAATCTTTGGGGTGGGGCCGCAATGGTGAATTGGGCCAAAAAAATCGCCGAACGGGACAATGAATGAAACACAAAGAAAAAAATGGCGTGACGAATGGAATCGCCAATTGGACATCGCAGTTCGTAGTGAAGTTGGTGCGATTCGTCGATTCTATATTGAACAATACGACAAAGGCATTGCCGATTTCTTGGGAAACAATCAAACCCGCAATTTTTTTAATATTTTCAAGTTTGTTGATTTTGTTGATATTTATGTTCAGTTATATCGACGCGTGGGTTTACGTTTTGCGAAATGGGCGTTTACGGAATTGGAAGGCCGCGAAACAAAAGCCGTTTCAATGGATGACAGGTTGGCGATTTGGGAAGATACGTTCGTTGCGTCGGGTTATAAAATAGGACGTTCAAAAATTGTTATTGTCCAAGGCACGGCATTAAGAACATTGGAAACTGAATTGACGCGATTGATGCGGGACCCTGAATTCATGGCGATGGGCAACGAACAAAGGGGCCGAATTTTACGCCAACGATTTAATAAAATTTCACAATACCAAGCCGAAAGAATTTCACGAACTGAATCAGCGATTGCGGCCCAAGATGCAACACGAACGGCGTCTTTTGATTTTTATGGCGGACCCGAAAATTGTGACAAAGTTTGGAATCATGCGGGGACAAGGGAACCACGTTCCGCGCATATTGCATTGGACGGTTTAAGGATTCCCGCAACGCAAAAATTCAATGTCAATGGATTTTATACAAACGAACCGCGTGGGCCTGAATTACCCGTTGGCGAAATCGCCAATTGTGGATGTTCGGCCACATATGTAAGGAAAGAACCAAAACAAGGCATTGACCCCGTATTTGCGGCGGCATTGGCCACATTGTTGATAAATGACGATGATGAATAAAATTTTTATATTTGCATTATGAATAACATGATATTTAAATCAACCCAAATGGGTGAATTAATTGACGCCGACGAAAAAGCGGGAATCGTAAAAGGGTACGGGTCAATTTTTGGAAATGTAGATTCGGACGGCGACATCATAAATCGCGGTGCGTACAAAAAAACAATTACTGAATCGGGTAAACGTGTAAAATATTTGTATCAACACGATATGGATAAGCCGATCGGTAAAATGGTCCACTTGGAAGAAGATGAAAAAGGATTGGTTTTTGAAGCACAAATTCCAAAAACACGTTTGGGAATGGATGTCATTGAATTAATCAAAGGCGGTGTTATCACCGAAAATTCAGTTGGCATTTTACCAATTCAAAAAGAAATGATTGGTGAAAACCGTCATATTAATGAAGTTCGATTGTTTGAAATTTCCGCCGTCACATTGGCCGCGAATGATCAGGCAATGATAATGGATGTCAAAGGAAACATTGACACCGAAAAAGTATTGGCAAAATATGACCGTTTGGCGAAATTAGTTCGTAAAGGCGACATTTCGGACGAACTTGGTCATGCCCTTGAAAGTGAAATTTTAAAGTTGAAAACGATTTTTTTTTTTTTTTTAATCACAAAGCCGACCGATGATGACGTCACTTTGCCGATTGAAGTGAAAAACGATTCAAATGAAATTTATAATTATATCATTAACACATTAAAGTAAATTCCCAATGGAAGAAAACGTAAAAAAGCAACTTGACCAAATCGGTGATTTGGTAGATGCTAAAATCGAAAAGGCGTTTCATAATGCCAAGGATTCCGCAAATGGTGAAATCGAATCATCTTTAAAAAGCGAAATCAACAACTTAACAAATAAGTACAACGAACAATTCGAAGCCGCACAAAAAAGAATGGACGACATGGAAGTGGCCGCCCAAAAAACTTTGTCGGGGGTGACAACAAAGTCATTCCGCGAAACACTAGATGCGGAATTGAAAAACGGTGCATTAGATGCACTTGTAAAAGGTAACGCGACTGCTGGACGCCTTGAATTAAAAGCCGTAGGCGACATGACTATGTCAGGTTCTTACACGGGTGTAATTGCGGGTGAAACAATCGTTCCTCAATTTAAATTTGACGCATCACGTCCAAACCATATGCGTGAACTTATTCCCGTAGGATCAACCGACGCCCAAACAATCCGTTTCGTAAAAGAAACAGGCGGTGAAGGTGGACCCGCGGCAACTGCACAAGGTTCAGCATTACCACAAATTGATTTCGATTTAAGCGCAACAAGCGTGAACGTTGAAAAAATCGGTACGTTTGCCCGTGTAACACAAGAAATGTTGGCCGATACGCCACAACTTTCGTCGTATTTATCGGCGCGTATTCCTTCAAAAGTTCTTGACGTTGAAGATACTGAAATCCTAAACGGTGACGGTTCTTCACCAAACCTTGACGGATTATTCACCGACGGAACTGCATTCGCTGAAGGCGGATTTGCTGATGCCGTAGAAAGTGCGAACGAATATGATGTTTTGACTGTTGCGATTAACCAATTGAATTTGGCGAATTATCGTCCAAATGTGATTGTATTAAATCCAACTGATCTTCATAAAATCGTTTTATTGAAATCTACTGCAAACGAATATTTGAAAAACCAAATTTACCAAGGTTTAGCACCAACAATCAACGGAATTCCTGTTGTAACAAACACGGCGTGTACTGCGGGTAAATTCTTGGTGATGGATTCACAACGTGCAACACAATTATGGATTCGTGACGGTTTATCAGTCGAATTTTCACGCGAGGATTCCACAAATTTCCGTGATGGTTTTGTGACGGTCCGAGCATTTGAACGGGCGGCATTGACTAATTATGAAACTAAAGCAATCGTTCAAGGTACGTTTAGCACGGCAAAAGCCGCACTAGAAACGCCATAATCGAATTGATTATTTGGTATTTTGTATTGAAAAAGGGGTTCCAATTGGTTCCCCTTTTTTTAGCTTTAAAAAAATAATTAATAAAATTTTTTTGTTTTAAAAGATTTTTTATATATTTGAATCATCAAACAATATTTAAAACAATTAATCCTGGCAATTATCAATACTTATTTTTGGAATTACGAATACAGACATTATTTAAGGGATGCAACAACGGCCCAACAAAATAAAGTTTTAAGGCAATTTGTAAATTTTGGTTTGCAAATCGACGGCGCATCATTTAAGCATTTGGAAATTATAAACGACATTATTAAACAATAAAAACAACAATTATGAAAAAAGAAGTAGACACAATTTATTTTATTAAAGCGGTATGCAAAAAAGAAAACCGCGAAAGAATTAAAAAATTAATCCTTGGCGCGATTGCTTTAAATATTGCCGCGTATATGGGAATGTGGGCATTGATCCATTTAGTGGTCGAAATTAATAATGCATTTTAGATTAACAAACAAGCATGATAAAATATGTTCGACCCGCGTTGATTATTGGTTTCGCCATTTGGGCATTCCGTTTGGCGATCCAATTCAACGCACACATTGACGCGATTTTCGCGATGCTGTTATCACTTTCAATATTTTTAAGCAATGAAAAAAACAAATGACAAACAAAAAAATGACAATGAAAAAGAAATTGTATATTTAATGCACGACATAATTACGGCATCATTTTGTTACAATCCAAACGATGAATCAATAAATAAAAGAAAAAATGTTTACACCCGACCAACCGACAAACCCGCCTGAATTTTACGAAGGCGACGAACTTTTTGAATGCCTAGAATGTGGAACGTTTTCGAATTCCGAAATATGTTCGCAATCTTGTCACGAAGCGTATATGCGTTGAAAGACGTATTGTTTTTTTCATTTTTTTGATTTAGTTAATAGGGGAAAAGACCGTCCAAAATTGGGCGGTTTTTTTTGTTTATCTTTATGGTATGGACACTAATCGACTTGGTTGTGTTGCCGAATACAGATTCGCCGTGATGGCGATGCAAAACGGATTTAATTTATCTTTTCCTTTGATGCATTCATCACCTTATGATTGCGTGACTGAAAAAGATGGCGTTTTCAACAAAATTCAAATCAAAAGTTCATTAAAAAAGCCTGAAGGAAACCGATCAGCGGTTCACATTGTTTTAAACAATGCAAAATCAAAATACACAAAAGATCGGGTTGATTATTTCGCTATTTGG